GGACAGGATGATTTCTTCCACAATCCCCTTCAGTTCTTCCAGCGAGCCGTTCAGGCTGTCCATCTTCACCGATGCGACCTCGCGCGCCGCGCCTGCCGCGCCAAGGAATTCCGTCCGCAACGCCTTCACCCGGTCGAGTGATTGCGTGATGGCCAGCGCCCCGGCGAAACCGCGCTGCTCAAAGATTGCGTTGGCCGTGCTTGGACCCATCGCCCGCAACCGCTCAAACAGTTCAATGATGGGCACGGTCTTGATATTGACATCATCCAGTGACAGGCCCATGCGCTCCAAGGCCATCGTCACTTCCGCCGTCGGGCTCTGCAATTGAAGGATGTTGGCGAGCATCCCGCGCAACATGGTTCCCGCCATCTCGCCCTTGATTCCGGCATCCGCCATCACCGCCAGCATCGCCGCCACTTCCTCCATGCTTATGTTCAGCTTCGCGGCGATCGGCGCCACGCGCGCCATTGCATCGCCAAGTTCAGCGACCCCGGTGTTCGCCACGCTCGCGCCGCGCGCCAGAACGTCGGCCACTCGCTGGCTTTCCGAAGCTTCAAGGTTGAATCCACGGATGGCGTTGGCCGCGATGTCAGCCGCTTGTGCCAGCGCGAGATTGTCGCTCGCCGCAAGGTCAAGCAGGCCGGGCATGGCCCGCATGGTCTGGTTCACGGTGAAGCCCGCCCGCGCCAGATATTCCATTGCGTCACCCGCCTCGGATGCGCTGAAGGTCGTGGCCGCTCCAAGCTCCCGCGCCTGTGCCGAGAGGTTTTTCATCTCGGATGCGGTTGCGCGGGTGATGGCCCGGACGTTGGCCATGCTCTGGTCGAACTTGGCGAACGTGTCTATCACCTGCTTGAAGGCGTAGAACACACCGGCCCCGACTAGGAAGCTGCGAATGTCCGTGAGCAGGCCGCGCATGGTGAACCGCGCGCGGGATGCCTTGCCATCAAGGTCAGCGAGATTCCTTCCGATCTTGTCAATGGACTGCTGCGCGGGCTGGCCATCCACTAACAGTTGGAGTTTTGCGATCTCAGCCATTGGCAGGTTTGGATGCGGGCTTCAGTTTCCGGTTGACCGACGCAACGTATATCGCGTCCATCGCCCGTATGCAATCTGTGAAGTACTCAAAGTCCTCATCCGTGCTGAACAGCCGCAGATAGGATTCAATCTCTGTCAGGGGTATGTAGCCGACCGCTCCGAAGCCGACCCGGCGACCGCATGACAGCATCCAGAAGGCGCGGTAGATTTCTTCCGTCTCCGGGTCCAGTTCCGGCTTGTCAAGCAGGGCTTTGGGAACCTCTCCCTTGCGCTCGGCGATGGACCAAAGCCATTCCTCCCGTTCACCGAACTCTATTTCCCAGCGGAGCTTTTTTTTAGGGCTTCAACCCCTTCCTGCCGCTGCTCTTGGTTGAAGGCGGCAAGGTCGCTGGCGAAGGCGTCCACGATGCGGCGGAACTCCGGGAACTCGGTGACAAAACGGCGGGCCGTGTCCACGCTGAACGCGACCGGCTTGCCGCCCTCTGTGATGCCTTCCCAATCCACGATGATGGTTCCGGCCATCACGTCGGTCATTATGGCCTCCATCTTCTCCATCGGGAACCGGTCCGCCCGGATGGCGGCTTGATGCGGGCGCGTGGCGCGACGGATGGCGTTGCGGACTTCCTTGCTGTCCCGGCTCCGCAGCCGGATTCTGGCACCATCGCCAAGGTCGAACCACTGACCTTCATCCATCAATCTGGAGTCACCGCCGAATGTTCTGATTTCCATTGCTCGTTTCAGTTATGGGGTCGGCGCGTAACTCAACCAGAACCGCGCCGACCCCGCTTTTGAACACCCATGCCTGACGCCGTTGTATTACGACGGCGAAAGACTGTCAATCTGGATGACGTACGCCTCGGTAGTGCCCTTCTTGGCGACCCATTCCATGCTGGTGATGATGTCCTGATTCTTTCCGGGGTCAACCGGCTGGCCTTCCCGGAAGCGCAGACTCGGAAGATGCACGTTCACCAGCCGACCGGCGCTGTCAATGATGGGCACGGACAGTGACACCGACCCGTGATTGATGAAGTCCTGGAACATGGTCTTGTCCTCGAAGTACGCCTCCATCGTGCCGGACACCGCCATGTCACCGAATCCGGGCTGCTTCGTGTGCAACTGTCCGAGTTTCGGGCGGCGGCGGAGCATGTTGTTCAGCGTTATTTGCAATGAACGAACATCCGATGCGGGCGCGGAACCGGCATAGAGGATGTTGCCAATGCCAGCCCCGGTCGTGATTTCAGGATTCGTGCTTGCCGCGTTCGGCGCACCATCCCCGGCGGTGGCTGCGGCGGAGATTCCCATTGCACCCATGAAGGTCAGTTGCGCCTTCACCCGGTCCTCCGGTTGCATGTTCAGTTGCAATTGCGACAGGGCCATCCCGATCAGATAGTGGAAGTGGTTCGGAGACAGGTTCCGAAACCGCTTTTCCAGAAGGTAGCTCCGCTTCGTCGTGCCCTCCCGGACGTACTTGTGGTCAAACGTGAGCGCCACGCCGGTTTCCGCCCCCACAAGACTTCCCGCTGCGAGCGTTAAAACGGTTGTCGTGGCCGACACGATGCGTTTGACGCCGTTGTTTCCAGACGTGCCAGCCCCGGTGATCTTGATGTATTTGGCGGCTTGTTGCGCGGCGGTGAATGTGCCGCTCGTGCGCGTGACTGTCTGTGCGACGCTTGAGATATTGCATGACACCGCCGCCTCTGTGCCGGTGACGAATGTTCCCATGAGCGCATCTTCAATGAAGCTGTCAAGGGCCGTGCCGCAGAGAAACGGCAGTTCCAGCGTGCCCGCCCCTTCGCGGCTGGTTTCATGGTCCTCCCCCGGCGAGCGGTCATCCCGCACTTCCTCGCTCTCCTGAATGCCCTTCACATGGCGGAGTTCTTCGGAGAAGAAGCGCAGTTCAGTCAGCTTCTTCGACTGGTCGGGTGTCTCCGCGAAGGCCGTCTCGCGGACGAAAAGGATGTCAACCAAGTTGCTGTCGCTCATAGTTTTTGTCTCTGGTTTGGCGCAATCTACGGATGCGCCGGTTCTTGTTCAACTCAAAACACCTTGTCCGCCTCAAATCTCACTGTGACCAGTGTTTGCAGGTATTCATCCCGCTCCACGGTGCCGCCTTTCTCCGGCGTGAAGAAGCTGACCTCCACTCCACTGTCCACCACTTGCGCATCACGGAAGATGGAACCAAACCAGTCCGCCATCTCGTTCGTCCGCTTGGTCCCCTTGTTCCGTTCGGCGAAGATTTGCAGGTACACCAGCCCGGTCTGCCGTTCGTTCACCGGCTTGCCAATGTTTGTCCGCTCTCCGCTCGCCAACCGGACCGAAAGGCGCACCCATTCAGTCTTGTTTTCCGGTTCTGGCAACGCCTCAAACGTGTGCGCCACGCTGCTGCTCAGGCCCGGCCATTGCGCCTGAAAACGTGACTCAATGATTTTGCGGATGGTGTCGAACATCACGTTTGCTCGTTGGTCGCCTTGATGACGGATTCAATCTCCGCGATAGCCTCGGCAATCGCCAGCTTCAGCATTCCCTGCGGGGCCTGCTTTGAGGAACCTTCCTCAAGGTACTCAATGTAATGCACATTATTGCTCACCGTGAACGCCGGGACGCTGCCAGCCGTGTCCATCTTGCCGCGCTTGTCCCCCGTGCCCGCGTGCTTTCCGGGGGCGGGAAATTCAGACTCCGGGGGCACGGTCAAGTCCGCGTCCTCACCGCGAATCAGATTCCAGCTTGCCCGCGCTCGGCCCGTGTCCACGGGGGTTCGCACAGTGGCCGATGTCCATATCTTGATCGCGGTCAGCTTGGTGAGAGTTTCCAGCTTGATGCCGGTCTGCTTCAGAAACTTGTCCACCTGAACGCTGAAGGTGTTTCCATTCATGCCGCCGCCTTCCTGTCCGTGCGCCGGACTTGAAATTCGTAGAGCTTGCCGGTCGGGTCGCGTTTCACGGAAACCACATGGCGCTTGATGCCGCTGATCTCGAACCAGTCATCCGGCATCGGCTCATTGATGGCCGTGAACTCTGATTGCCTCACCAGAATCTTCTCGTCACCGGGCATGATGACCGTGCCATCCACTTCCGATGCCTTGTAATGATGCAGCATGGCCGAAACAGCGGCGGTCTGTTCGCTCCCGATGTAGGCTCCCGTCGCCGGGTCGTAGGTTCCGCTTCCCGGCTGGCGGCGCTTGTAGGATGCCGACGTGGTGATTTCACCCGCCAACGCCCATGACGTGTCCAGCAACTTTGCTGTCAGTGCTTTAATCGCCAGTGCCATCTTTCAGTTCCATTGCGATGCGCCGCGCCAAGTCCTGCTGGTCATCGGCGCGGATGAATTTATGGGCCATCCCTTGGCGCGCATACCAGTCCCCCGTTCCGGCGTTGACTTGATGCGTGCCGCCTTCTTCCGCCGGAAACGATGCCATGATTTGCACCGCGCCGAAATGTTCGCCTAGTTGAGATGCAGCGCGACACACCATTTCATGTGCCTGTTCCGGTGTCATACCCGAATGAGCCTTGCCGCCCCCATGCTTCCCTCGCCGTACGTTCCCAGCTTGGAGAGCATGGACTGGACAACATCCGGCAGGACCGGACGCCGGTCATCCGGGTTGAACTTCACCTGAATTGCGCCCTCAATGCGGAACTCGGAGATTCCCTCACCATCCGGGTCGCCCGTCCGGTCAGATGCGATGAGCGAGCGCGCCAGTTCACAGGTCGCGTCCACAAGCACCTTCGGCACCTGTTCCGCGTCATACTCGGTGTTCTCCTTGTCCGGGTCAGGAACATCGTAGCGCGGCCATTGCAACGCCTGTCCGTCAACGGACTTGTAGCCGTAAAACTGGAAGTGGACATCAATCAGCCGCGTGGCCATCACCAGTGCGGATGTCTTTGTCGCCGTGGAGGCGCCTGTCCAAGCGGACGCGCTCACATGCGCCTCATGGTAGGCATCACCATCCGCGACATCCGCGTAGCTGTTCGCGTTGGCCTGTCCAGCGCCGGTTTCTTTGACTAGGGTAAGCGGCATGGTCAGTTTTCCTCAGTGACGGGCATCGTGGTCAAGTCCAGAAGGTAGGATTCCCGGTAGAAGCCTTCCGCCGCATCATACACCGGCCCGAATTGCGTGATCGGCCCCTGACCTTGGAACACCGTGTCGTAATCAGGATGGCCCGTGTCCACTTTGCCCGGCCAGATGCGCACGCGCACCGGTTCACCGCTGAAGATGGTGTAGTAAACCCCTACGGTCCGAAGATTGCCCGTCGGGGTCGTGTAGTAGGCAGGACCGCCCGGCTGCTTGATCTCCACAATCCAGAATGACGGGTCACTCTTGGATTCGTTGCGCCACGTGATGTTCAGCGAGAAGAACTCGCCGCTGCCGCATTCCAGCCGCGTGATCTCAGGCGTTGGGAACCTGCGATTTACCCGGCGAGCGCGAGCTTCGGCGACTGCCTTTTGCCTTTGAAGACCCGGCTGGCGGGGGCGGAGGGTTTGTCGCGGCGGGGGCGGAGGAAGCTGTTTGTAGGTTCGGCCCATTGACTTCCTTGGTTTCGATTGCCGGTACGGCCGGGTTTTCCGCTCCCGGTGCTTCCAGTGTTACCACTGCGGAGCCGACAACGGTTGCCGTTTGCACCGGAATCTTGTTCCGGTTCGCCGGATGCTGCCATGACAGCCCGTTGTCGGGGTTCACCATTGGTCGCCGCATCCGGCGGATTATCGGCATCATGCTGCTCATTCTGGTTTCGTGTGGGTGTGTTGCGCTGAAAAACCGGACGGCGGGTTGCAAGTGCCCGCCGCCCGGCATGTCAGAAGAATGCCTCAGTTGTGCGTGATGGCAATGATGCGGACGTTCTTGTTCTCGTACACCCGCGTCCAGTTCGCCGCCGTCGCCAGTTCAGCGTTGGTCGGCGATGCACCGGCCACGCTCGCGTCCGTCCACTTCACGCCACGGGGATGCAGGATGTGGCGGCGACGGTTGATAAGCTGGCTGTCACTTGCCAGCGGCACACGGGCGAACTCGACTCCTTCCGTGCCGAACCCGCCTTCCAGCGGGTCCGTCAGGCGCGCGGAACCCTTGCCGATGGCCGACATGCCGAACAGGAACGTGGTGTACACGGTGCCGTCCGTCGTGCCAGCGCGCGTGGGCAGGTCATCATCCGTCACGACCCGTCGGCCTTGGAACGTGGTGATCTGACCCTTCCCCTCGCTGTCGGGGATGAAGTCAATCAGGTCCAGCTTCCGCAGCGCGAACTCCGTTGTGGAGTGCATGGCCACGGCGATGATCTGCTCGCTCCGGTCGCCCAGCTTCGCCAGACCGTCAATGAACGTCTCACCGTTCAGCTTGGTCGCGCTGGACTGGCCCGCGATGGACTCGGAGTGAATCGCAAGCAGGTTGCCCGACATGGAGGCGGCGGCGAACACGCCCTTGAGCGAGGACACCAGCATCTTTTCGTCCTGCCGCATCCAGTACTCGGCGACCAGCGTGGCGATGGCACCCATCGGGTCATCCCCCGAAAGCCACTTGGAAAGGACGTTGGAACTCCACGCATTGCCGTCGTTGTGCAAGCGCGCGATGTCCTTGTCCGTGGTGATCTTGCGGGTTTCCATGTTGGCGGAATCGGAGAGAATCTGCCGGTCGCCCGTCAGGTCCTTCCAGAACGGCATGTTCACCGTCCGACCGCCGCCTTGCGCCAGTTCGTCGAACTCCGCGTCAGGAGCGACCAGACCGGCTTGAACGAAGCGCGCCAGTTCAGCGGTGCGCTCGATGACGTAATCCTCGAAGATGTCGGGGACAATCACGTCGCTGATTTTTACCTTCTCGTCTGCCATATTCTTGTGCGGTTTGAGGGTTCAGGGTTCGGGTTTTACTGCTTGGCTCCCGCTTCAGCCTTCAACCTCGCAGCCAGACTCGGATTTGCTCTCTGCATCTTCATCTGCTCTGTGATGTTGAACGTGTCTTTCTTCCACGGGTTCTGGACTTTGGGGGTTCCGCCGGAACCACTGCCGGGAGCGCCGCTCCCGCTTGACCCCTCGAAAAGGTGAGGCGCTTCCGCCGTCAGTTCCTTCACCCATTCAGTGATGTCAAGTTCAGCCGTGCCGCCCTTGTTGTACTTCGGCGTCCTGCCGTCAGCTTCAAGCGCCACGACCTTTCCGTCTTTGACGGTGAACACTTGCCTCGCCCGGCCTTGAATGTCAAGCACCGCCGTTGAGAGCAGCTTGTGCTTGGTCGCCTCTTGCACGACCTCCTTGTTGATGAGCAGGTCGGTGAGTTGCTTGGTCAGCGCCGCGTTGGTCGCCTTCTCCGTCTCCAACGCCTTCGTGTGCGCTTCCACCATCGTCTTGGTGCGCTTCGTCACGATCTCGTCAATCTGGTCCTTCTTCATCAGCTTCTCGTCCTCAAGGTCGCTGGCCTTTTGCATGAGAACCTTGGCCTTGTCCAAGTCCAAGTCACCGACCTTGGCCTTCAACGCGGTAAGCTCGCTGTTCAGGCTGATGTTGTTGTCCCGGAATTCGTGGAACCGCTCAATGGCAACCGCGCCCTCCACGTTCAGCACCCATGCGGTGATCTTCTTGTTCCCCTGCAATTGGATTTCCTTTTGAGAGTACAGGGATTTGTGGTCTGAAGGCACGTCTGACTCGGATGTGTAGTAGAAACGCAGCATTGTATTTGTTGCCCCGCCGGGGCGTTTGTCTGTTCAAGTTCCCTTGTCGTTCCGGCCCGGAATCAATCCCAAGGGAACAAAGCTTCATATCGCTCGGCCACTGCCAGCCGCATCGCATCCACCGTCTCAGGTGATACCGGGAGCTTCCCGGCATCCACGGGCGACGCCTTGCCGTACTTTCGGCTGGCGCGTGCCTCAATCATCACGGTGATGACCGCCTGAAGTCGGCCAAGGTTCTCCCGGTCGGTTCCGAAAGCATCCGTGAAATCCACCGCCAGTTCCCAGCAAGCCTTGTATCGCCTCTGCCCGCTCGCATCAAGGAACGGCGCAATCTCTTTCTGCCACACTTCACCGTCCGCGAACAGTTCCCATGTCGGAATGAGCTTGAGCAGCCGCAGCGCGTTTATCTGCATCAAGATTACGCCGAACAGCTTTGGCGTGTCCACGATCAGCTTGGGCCAGTTGGCCGACCATACCCGGTTGCGGCCCCGGTTGCGCCAGCCAAGGCTGAACTGGAATTTCTCACCGTTGCGTCCTCTCATGGCTCAGGGCGGCAGAACCAGAACCATCTGGACCTGTCTTGGAGGGTTTGCATGGTGATGAAGCGTGCGCTGTCGGACAATCCAGCCATGTGTTCTTGAGCTATCGCCGTGAATCTCACCCGCTCATTTTCTTTTTCGTCCGTGTCCACCAGACAGAACACGCGCATCTCCGCCCAAGGCGATGACGGCTTGAACTCGGCGCACAAGATCATGTGCCCCTTGGGAAGTTCAATGACCGTGCCGGGCCGGGGGATGTAATAGTCACGTACCGTTCTCACGCTCGTTTCAGTTGTTCCAATGTCAGTGG